CCAGTTCCAGTTACGTTAGCCTCAGCAACGATTTGTTTAGCTTGGTTTTCAAGGATCATAGCCATGTTATTCTTGACTCTGTTATCCTCAATACCTTCTAACAAACCGGAATCTTGCCATTTGTTGGCTAACTTTTGAGAGTCAGCTAGCATACTTTTGTAGTTGTTCGAGCTCTCTAATAGGTTGTTAATTTCCATGATTTAAAAAAAATTAAAGTTTCGTTAATAATAAATTTACTTAATAATACCGGCTAATTTTTGCATTCTTCTAACAGTATCAGAAACTTCGTTAATTACTTCTGGTTTAGAAGCTGTAGTTCCTGTTGCTTTAGAAGCCATGCCTAGTTTAGTTTTCGATTCCTTAATAGTGTTGTTAGCTTCTTTTTTACTAACTACACTGTCAGAAACAGTTTCATAAACTAATTTAACCTCTTTAACAGTTTCTGCTTTATCAAAAGCAGCTATAATGTTAACTTTTTGACTTTCTGAAAGGTCATTAGATTTAAAGATCTTGTTAACATATAAAAGTTTTGAATTTAGTATATTTACTTCATTCAATTCTTTTTTAAGAGTTTCAATAGTCTCTAATGCTTGAGATAACTCATCATTAGTTTCTTCTTTAACCTCTTCGTTAACTACTTCTTCTTTAGCTTCCTCTTTAACTTCATCTACTTCCTTATCGTATTTACCTTCCGACTTTTCGTCTTCATTAGGTGCTTCACTTAAGTCAGTAGTAGCTTCTAATTCTGCTAATAGTTCATCTAAATCAATTTCTTCTTCGTCTTCGACCTCCATACCGTCAACTGGTTCATCGATAGCAGGCTCATCGCCTATACCTTCGATATCTCCACCATCCATGTCTGCAGGTGCTTCTACTCCGTCCCCAACTTCTTGAGCTATGATGTCTCTAATAAGGTCCTTAAACTGATCAACAGTTAAGTTACTTACATCCTCATCACCTTCAGGAGCGTCATGGTCTTCAGCTTCGTCTTCAGATTCTTCTGAATCATCCTCGGCTTCGTCTTCGTCAGCTTCTATTGGTTCTACTTCTGTTAGGTCTTCCTCAATTGCTTCGGCTTTTTTGTCATCTTTAGTTTCTTCTACTGATTCTTCTTCCTTTACAGGAGCTTCTTCAATAGCTTCATCTTTAGATTCTTCAACTTCTTCTTCGGTTACGTTTTCTGCTTCTTCGTTCTTGGAGTCATCCATTTCTTGAAGTTTAGCAGCTAACATATCTTTTAGATGAGGAGTTAAAGACTCTTCTAAAGCTTCCTTAGCATTAGCAATAGCGGCTTCTCTTACAGACTTAGCTTCAGCAATAGCTTGCTTGAATAAATCTTTGTTTGCCATTTTAAAAAAATTGTTGTGATTGTACGATTATTAGGAATCGTAATAGGGATTATAATTTGTTTGATACAATATATAAGATTGTATATTCTTTATATAAATATATACTTTTTCTGGAAACCGTTATGCTCTTAAAATATCGTTTATGATATTATCTAAACTAGAATATTTAGAGGCTTTTACCTTAGCTTCATTAAGAGCTACAGGGTTCATAAAAGCACCGTGAGTTGAAGGATTAGATACAAAATCCCAGCATACTAATTCAAAATCTGGTTGTACTTCTAAATGTCCTTCATTAGTTTGAGTTACTGATCCGGTACCTCTAGATGATATACCAATAGTGTGACCAGCTTTAATTATTTCTTTTACTATATTACCAGCAGGAGTATTTAATAGTTCTACTCTTCCCATTAAGTCGTCACCATCCCACCATAAGTCTTTTACTACATGTGAAGCATTTTTAAGAGATACTACAGGAGTTTCAGGATGATCTAATTCACCGAATGCATTACCTTTCTTAACAAATTCACTTACATACTTTTTAGCTTCTCTAGCTAATAAATCCTTTTTATATATTCTACCATTTTGGTTTTCAGCTAATGCTCTTTGCATTATACCTTCTACTTCAAATACTCCAGGTCTTCCTTTAGCTTCTCTAATGGTAGGTTTAAATGGTGTTACGTCTACTAATAATTGTGCCATATTAAAAATATCTTTTTACTGGTGCGAATACAGTCTGTTTAGGAGATTCTTCGTTTTGAGGAGCTTCCATATCTTTAGACATAAACTTTACTTTAGGTATATCTACTCCTTTCATTAATCTACTACCTCCAACCATTCTTGAATCTTTATTAAATGCTGACTCTATAGCAGGTGCTAAAAATGCTCCTACTTTAAGGCCGTCTTCATTTTCTACATCTCCTACTTTATTAAATACGTTTTGTAGTTTTTCTTTAGTCTTAGCTTGATAAGATTCTATATCAGTAACTATATTTTGTAAATCATTTAATACAACTTGCATACCTTTATAACCACCGTAAGTATCAGCTAAAGTAGCTAATTCTTGAGTAGCGGCTTCATTAATAGTATCTTCGTTCAAAGATTTTTTAATAATACCTTTGATTGCTTCTTTTAACTGCTCATTCTTTTTTGCTTTTTTGATAGCTTTATCTTTAGCAGCCATATAATCATCTCCATCAACATCTCCGTCTCCGTCATGATCTTTACCTTTCTTTTCAGATACTCCAGATTTTTCTTGTGTTATAGCAAAGTCAGCATCTCCCAATTGGAAGTATGCTAATTTATACTCATGTCCTTCAGGCATGTCTTCTTCTAATACTGAGGAATTTTCAAATTCAAAGCCATGATGATCATCAGGAACTTCCATACCGTCGTCAGTGTATTGTTTACTTCTGTCTTGTCTTTCAGCTTCTAACATTTCAATTGCGGCTTCAGCACTCATTTCTTTTAAGTCATCTCCTCCATAAGCGGCAGAACCATATGTATGTATAACCATAACAGGTTTACTCATATCTACTCCTGCTTTCTTAAATGCTGTAGCAACATCATATTCTTCAGCATTAGCATCAGGTACATTAGAGTTAGGAGAAGGAGCAAATTCTGCAGCTTCTATACTAGCCTCTTTTACGTTAGCTGATTTTTCAGCATGTCTTTTTTTTAGATCTGCAGCATGTTTATCGTAAGCAGCTTGAAAATCTCCTTTGTATAATTGTTTTACAATTTTACGTCCTAATGTTTCTAATTGATCTAAATTTAAATCGTGAGGTCTACCAAAGCCTTTTAAGTAACCTATTCCTATTAATCCATAATCTGCTGGATCAATCACTTGATCTACTGAAGTTACTTCACCTTCGTCTATTTCAGCGCTATGATCTGCTACTTCGACATCATTTGCTTCTAAATCTTTTACTGCATCATACGTAAATACATTAGCTTCTCCTGAAGCTATATCTCCATCATCAAACATAAAGTAAATAATAGCATTACCGGCTCCATCGTTATCAACAAAGTCCATTTTTACTTTATTACCATCTATATTTTTAGCTATGATTGATTCTGCTTTCTTAAACTGAGCTTTAGGTATTTTGATGTAGTGATGATCATCTCCTTCTGCTTCAGCTAATCCATCTACTCCTATCATATCGCTAGGACCAGGATAGTTAACGCTAACAAATTCGTTAAACTCTTCTATAGGATCTGCTCCGTCCATTATATCTTGATAATGAGTTTTAATAAACTCTTTGATAAGCATATTAATACCAGGTATTTCTCCGTACTTATCATGTATAGCTCCTATAGCAGAAGCAATAACTTCTTTTAATATAGGAGTACCTTCAGCTTTAGTATAATTGCTAGGCTCAGATTCAGGTATTTTATTACCTTTTCTATCTATACCCATTACCTCTCCTACTTCATCTTCTACTTCACCTACTACTTCATCTTCTATCTCTCTAATACTACTAACTGCTGATTGTAGTTTTTCTAAAGTAATACCTAAAGTTTCAGCTAGATCTTCTAACCTGCCTTCTTTTAACATTTTTTTAGCTTCTTTTAAATTAGCTTTTTTTAAATCGTTAAATAAGTCTTTTTTAAGTTCACCTCTTTTTACAGGTACTTCTCTATCATGTTTATCAATATTAGTTGATTCACCTGCTACTATGTCTATATAGTAATTAGGATTCTTAATTAAATTATCTTTAGCTTTTTTACAAGCTTTAAGGTATTCTTCTGTAGTTACATTTCTATCATCAAATGGTGGTTTTAAACCTGCAGCTTGAAGTTCATAAAATATACCTCTTTCTAGTCTAGTCAAATCTATATTTGCAGCTGGTCTTTCATCGTATATTTTAGTACCTGTAGGTTTAGTTTCAAAGATTAGTCCTTTATTTTTCAATATAGATACTGAGTCTTTAAATCCATTGAATTGGGATACATATTGTGGAAATTCCTGTCTCATCTGTCTCACGAATTCCTTTTTAGCCATCGTCCCTTCGTTGACGGCTCTATATTTTTCTGTTGCGGTTACTAGTCTCATGTTTATAAATAGTCAAATGCTTTAGTATGTGATGGCCGTTTAGGACGGCTAGCCTTTTTATAACCATGCTTTTTAGAGATTTTACTAGCTCTATTAGCGTTTCCAAAAGCATACTTAGTTTTGTAGTTCTCTCCAGCACCTGCTGCAAAAGAAGCTCCACCGCTTGTAGTATTAGCTTCTGATAATACTTCTTTTACTAATTTAATTAGTTGTGTTTTTGTCATAAGTTCTTTAACTCATTAACTAAGTCGTAATATTGCATTAAATTAACTAGATGAGTATCATTTACTTTATCAGTCTTTTTCAAAGGTTTTATTCCTTTTATTACTTCATCTAATTTTATTTTAACAATATCGTCTTTAACACTGCTAGCTAAATTAGTAACTTCTTTTATAATATTATCTAACTCAGTATTAACTAAGTTATATAGTCTTCTATTTGAGTTTACTGATGTTATAAATTCTTTTAGTATCCTTTTTTGAGGTGGTAAAAGGTCTTTATAGTTATCATTAAACTTTTCTAATAATATTTTAAATGTAAGTAATTTTAAATCTTTATCATACTTACTATATTCTTCTATAAGACTGTCCTTAACTTTATCTGAGTTCTGATCTTTTGATGTTAAGTGCTCTAATAATGTACATTTGTTAGAAACTAAAAAATTAGGATCTACCATGTTAGAATTATTTTGAGCTTCTAATAAACAGTATAACGAAGCAAGAGGTTTATAATCTCTAACTTCCATACCGAAAAACTCTTCTATCTTATAGTGCTCTTTTATAGCAGAAATTAAATTATATTTCTGTTTCTTTAATATTTTCTGGTTAAGTTTCCTAGAAACTTCTGTAATAGTTGAAATTATAGTTTCAGCTTTATTTTGAGATACTTTTTTATTTCTTAAAATAAATTCGTATAATTTATACTCTTTAGCTAAAGTTGTTCTACCTGCAAAATTCTCTTTTAAGATAGCTATAGCGTTAGATTCTTTATTATCTAAAGTATCAGCTGCGATCTGCTTTATTAGCAGTTCAAATATAAGTCCAGTATTACGATACTTTGAGTGCTTTATCTTCATTATATACGTTTACTATTATAAATATGTATTAGTTACCTAAATCTTTAATATTATCTTCACTCAATAACTTTGAATCGTTCTTGTTATCTTTTTTGAAAACTATATCCTTAAGATACTTTTCATTTTGTAAGTAAACTGTTTGTGCTGTAGAATTTTCTAAAACGTTTTCATTGTCAGAAGGATAGCCTCCTTTCATACCATGCTGACCTAAAGGATCTCTTCCTCCTATAGGATTATCATTAGTACCGTAGACAGACATCTTCTCTCTAGGTCTTCCTCCTTCAGGACCTGGTTCACCGTGTTTAGGCAGTTCTTCGTATCCTGCTGGTACTTCTCCAGGTGCTCCTCCTTTTGGAGTCGATACTGATCTTCTACCATACATTGATGCTAAATCATGTGGTGTACCGTAAGTAGTTCCTGACTTAGCTGGATCGTTTCCTTCACCTTCTATCTGTGCTAACCTAAATATACGTTTAGAATCTTCTCTAACTAAATCTCTCATCTCCATGTAATTGTCTTCAGACATATCGAAGATCTTTTCATAGATATAATCTGATGAGAATAATTTGGTATCTTTCATTTGATTAGCTAAATCAACTTTCTCTTTTAATAAAGCTACTTTTTCTTGTTCAAATATAATAGAAGGAGTAGTTAACTTAATTTCAAAATTAGTTAAACTATCTCCAGTAAATCCTTGAGAATATAAATGGACTAAAGCTATTTTAGTTAATTCAGATTCTATTATTCTTTGTATTCTTTCTACTGTTCTAGCGAATCTTATATCTTCAGCTGCTAATGTTGCTTTTCCTTGTAAGTCGCCTTCATATCCAAAATATGCTTTTGGTATTTTAAGAGCAGCAAATAGCTTTTGTTGTAAGTACTCAACATCAGCTTTACCGTCATACTCTAATCCTTTAGTAGTTTCAATTCTAGTAGATGTATCTCCTCCTCTTACTGGTAAGTAAAAGTCTTCCATCATATTTTGAAGGTTGAACTTAAGGTTATATTGACCGTCATCTCCTACATAAGGAGTTTTTTTCATTTGATTGATAGTCTTCTGCATAAACTGTTCTACCTCATTTGGTGGAACATTACCTACATTAATATAGAACATTCTCTTTTCAGGTGCTCTCATTATACGATGAATTAACATCGCATCTTCCATAAGAGTAGTTTGTCTAAATATCTTTCTAGCTGGTTCTAAATAGGAACGTCCATAAGGTAAGTATTGAGTATCTGATATTAATCTAAAGTGAGCTACTTCATAGTTATCAAAATTAACTACCTTTTGATTGGATTTTCTTTTAGGTAAGTAACTAGGGTTTTGAGATGCTGCTAGTCCATCAGGATCTAATTGAAAAACTACCTTAGCAGGATTTTCAGGATCTTCTCCCTCTCTCCTAACCATATGGTATACAGTATAAGGAAGTACGTTATATACTCCAAATTTTTCAGATATCTCTAACTTTAAGAAAAAGTCTCCGTACTTACACATATTTCGAATCCATGACCATAAATTAAATTCTATATTTAATACGTCGTAGAATAAATTATAAAGTACTCTCTGAATATTTTCATCAGATGATTTTATCTGTAATATTTCATTTACATCATTTT